AGAAAGGAAAAAACAAATGACAAAATCAACAGTAAAATGGTTTAATGAAGATTATGATTTAAGCTGTGATGTTTCAAACCTTGAGGAATTAGGTTTTAAAAACTCAACATGGCATGATGATATTGCACCTTCATATTCAAATCATACATTACAAATTTTTTTCTTGAATAGAAAAAAGTTTAAGGACCATGAAGGAAGGTCTAAATTTAGTATAAACAAAATAGATGAACATGGTGAATTTGTTCAACATCTTTATGAAACAGATTACTTTTATAAAGTGTTACAATTAGCAAAACTAAGTAAAGAAATGAAAGGATAAAACAAATGAACGGATATACAGAAAACCTTGCAGACTTCGGATACAGAGAACAAGACGAAGCTAAAGAAATATTTGCAGCATGGAAGAAGAACGGATTGCCTCAAGATTTTGAAAATGATGGGGTAAGATTAGCTTTCAATATGAATAGCGGTTACGTCTTCTTAACTAACAATGAATATCAAGTTGCAATGAGTGATGGCGATGCGCTCTACAGTTTCTATACTTCGCCATATGAAGGTATAGAAGGCAGCTTTGAAGATTTGCTTGATGAATACAAAGATATGCACGAAGAAGACAAGCAATGGTTCAAAGATATAGCTGAAAATATAGGAAGAGAAAAAGAAATAAAACAATAAATAGAAAGGAAAAAAAACACCAATGAAAAACACATACACAAAAGAACAAATCTCAAAAGCGATTGAGTTTGTTTTACAAGTTGCAAGTCAAGATAGTCCACACTTGACTAAAGACTTAAAATTTCAAAATCAATTAAGAGAAGAAATCATAGACCAGCTTGACCATGATTTTGAACTACAAAACATATTAGGGGGTAAATAATGAAAGCTAAAAACTACAAATCAATCACAGAAATATTAAACAAAAAATATAAAAAGAAGTTCTATTTATTCATGGATCTTGAAGATTGTATGAATAGAATTAAACAAAAAAGAAAGGAACAATAATGAAAATAGAAAATAATATGCCAGATGAATTTTTTGAATGGTTGGATCAATGTCCAGTTAATTGGTATATGAATGAATACGATAATCTTGTAATGAATTATAGTTTTCAAGTGCCAGAAAAAGAAGAAAGCGAGGACCAACAATGACAGATATAAATTTTTATTGCTGCGTTGTGTTTTTATTTGTAACAATAGTAATGATTATAACAATCTAATAAGGAGGAAATGATGATAGTATTCGGTAAAACAAAGAACGATTGGAAGGTTTTAGAGCTGCATTATAGACGTGAATGGATTGCGTTTGTTTGTGGTTTTGTGTTAGGATCAATAATATTTTAATGAAAAAAGAAAGGGAAAATAAAATGATAAATCTTTTAAAAGTAAATTATTATAATGGTTGTTTTATTTATTTATACACTAATGGAGAAAGATATTTTAAAATATTAGTTGATAAAGAATATGTAAAAAAAGAAAATGTACAGCTATATAAACAAGATAAAAGAGGTAAGTTAATATCAAGTTATAAGTTAATTGGTGATTTTTTAAATTTTAAATTAGCTAAAAAACATTTGTATGAACAAAAAATTAACTAAAAATAATATAATTGAATTACAAAAAGAAACATTAAGAAACATCTTGAGTAGTAAGGGTATTATTTATCGTTACTACTTGAGACATCTTCAGCGGAAACATCAATCAAATCATCTTGATTATCTTCCCACGAAATACGAATAGAACTATCCGATTTAACATTAAGATTTTGCTTTTCCTGGAATAAGCTACTTACTCTTGGAGCTAACCATTTTAAATAGTTTTGTTTCTCTCTTAAAAATAAGAGCTCTTCATTAGACATTTCAGTTACATCAGACGAGAAGATTGCTAACATTTTCTCAACCAATGTTTTTATCCCTATCTCTTGAGCTTGGTTAAACTTCTCTTTAAACTTTGGATTTTGATCTAAGAACTTGTAGAAAGACATCAAGCTGATCTTTAAGGTGTCTCTGATTACGATATGGGGTATTCCGCCATCGTAAATATGACCTAAGATAATACTTTGTTCGGAATCCGTTAGATTGAGTGGCAAGTTGTTCTTGGTTTTGGATATACTCTTTGATTTCTTCATCTGTTTTATGTTTAAAGTTTATTAAGTTTTTTAATCGTTTTATTTTGTTTTGTATAGGTACATTTTTATTGTTGTATAAACCTTTGTATTTCCTGGTCTTAGAGTCTGTAGATTGAGATCCGCCATGAAAACGACAAAGCATACGTCTTGAGGTAGGGGTAAAATATCCTTTTGCACGACATCGCTTACCGCTTTGCCTAGATATACCCTCACACCTTATCTTTATCTTTGGCATTACCTTTCCAATCTAGATTATTTCTTTTGTTGTATGCAACCTTTTCTCTGTATCTTGGATTACTATTTTTACTAATAGATTTGAGAGCTTGTAAGATTTTTTGAGGGGGAACGTATGTCTTTTTCTCATTGGCAACTAATTCCTGTTTTCTCTGAATGGCTAACTTAACATAGTAAGGATTGTTCTTATCCTTTTTCAAGTCTGTCAAGGGGAGCTTCGCTAAATTGTCAATTATTAATTGTTGATTACCTCTATTATTTTTTATGATTTCTTCTATTGTATTATTGTATATTATTGTTTCTACTAATGTCTGTACATTTGAAACATTGGATGTTTCATTTTTATACATTGATGTTTCATTTTTATACATACCCTTCTCAAACTTAACAAACTTAGGGTTTATTTGATAGGTCTTACCAGACCTACCTTTGACAGTAGAGATCACATTTAATTTCGTAAGAGTTTGTAATGTTCTGTGAATTGTGGTTCTAGATAACTTGGTATCTTTTTCAATAGTTGAGTGCCTTAATCCTGCTCTATAATCGTTAGATTTCCAACAATATTTCATCAAAGATAGATAAACAGACAGACAATTAGCCTTTTTAGACCCCCCAACCTTATCTAAATGGTGGTAAAGCACATAAGTAAGCTGTAAAAATCCCCTAGTTTTTATCACAAATATGCCTTACTCTAAACTCTATTAGTTTTGATACCCATTCTTGAGCTGTGTAATCAACAAATTCATAATTACTATTGGTCCTTAAATGGTCTATTCTCGCAATCTTAAATGACATATAAGGGTTATAGCCTAATTCTCTTATTCGTTGATCTATGAGGCTCTGAGGCTTGGCAATAGGCAAATAAAAGATAAGGTAGGCTCTACATTTAAGACCTTGTGCGATCTTGCGTGTCATGGTGGTGTTTTTGTAGGTTTTACCTGTATATCTAGCAGTTTCACCAATAAAAATAATCTCATTGCAGCAAGGTTGATACTCAACACAATCTAAATCAATCATTTTTAACCGATCATCCATAATATATCTATGGAACTCTGAATATTCATCCCCTTTTCCAAAGTAATTAAACCTTGCCATTATTTTTTTTCTTTCAGTAGCTTTATCTCGTATTCTTTTGCTTCAATCTCTATCTCAAGTGCTAAGATTATGTCTGCTTGTTTTTTTATATACTTCTTTGCTCGTTTTAATTCTTGCTTACACTCAACCTCATCAAAAATACCATCATAGGTCATTCTGGTAAATCCACATGGTGATCTTTAACATTATCATATTCTCTTGGTGATAATTCTGGATTTAATTTTTCACAAAAAGCTAAGATTAAAGTTCTCATTTCAGAGTTACTCAAAATATCATATCCTGCCATTTGAAAAACTAAATGATACTCTTCTGGAGTAAAATCAATTTCTTCAAGATCAATTAATTTTTGTCTCATTCGATCAAACTCTTTCATACTAAACCCCACACATTCCTTCACATTCGTTGTTAAACATATCTAGCTGCTTATCTGTTTCCTTTTTATTAAACTCTACCTCATCTAAAGGAATACACTTTCTATGTAGATAGACCTTATCCTTAATACTTCTCGACCCTAACCTAATTTTTTTATCAAATGCTACCGCTTCAGCAAACTCCTCTGGTCTTTCAGTTTTCATGAAATGCCAATAAGAATCATTGTGATATGGACACACAATACAAGCAGACTTTTCTGGTAAAGGAATATTATTTTTTTTTAAATAATTTAAACAATCTTGCCTTGACATATTCAATTCAATTAAAGGATATTTATTTAATATATATTTATCCCTAGCAGGTTTCATTCTTTGTGCTTCATCTGTCGAAATGCCGATCCATTGTTCAACATACTTATCTTTAGGAAAATGTTTACCTTTAGCTACATTACAAAGTTGCCTTATCTTTTGTCTGATGGGTTGTATCTTATAATCATTGGTACACTGGCGACGCAACATTCCTTTTTTTCCTGTTATTTCATTTTGTGTAAAGAAAGGTGCAGTAGGAAATCTTGTACCATTATCTATTGAACTAATCATATCATTTGTAATATGACCTTTTGATACAATGTGTACTGGATAAGGTAGTATTGATTTTAAATATTTTAAATAATCGTAAACCCTTCGAGGTTCATTTTGTGTGTCAGAAAATATTGAACATTGTGGCATAGGTAAATCTCCCTTCGCTGCCATGATTGCTAACGTAGAACTTTGTACTCCTGCACCTAAACTTATTACTGTTAATATTTTTTCTCTATCTTCCATCATTTTAATACCTCTATTTTTTTAACTACTGATCTTGGATATACTGTAGTGTTGCCAACTGTTAATGTTCCATCATCGTCAAAGCTATGCGATGCAAATATAATAAGTTTCTTCTGGTCCTTATATAATAAATAACCTGTATCTTCACAAAAAGAATAGACTTGTTGTTTTGCTTTTTCTAAAGTTGTCCAATCGCTAGATGATACAATATCTTGCCAAATAATTTTAACTCTTTTGTATGGAAACTTATTTGCCTTCTTCATAGTCCCACCATGCTTGATATAAATCTTGTAAAGTAACCTTACCTTCAGTTACTTCTAAAATTTTTTTAACCATGTTTGGTTTAGGAAATCTTTTTTCTTTAGACTCCAAGCACCATCGTTGCACATTAGTGGCAGGATTAATTCCTGTTAAGTTTAATCTCCTACCTAATTCGTAATGAGATATTTTTTCTTTTTTTCTATACTCGCTGAGCTTCATATTTCTCCTTTGTTTTTTATCCTTTTAGGTTGTATATATAGCATATAAACAGTTTGACAAGCAAAAATTTATCTGTATAAATATTAAAAAAAAACGAAAGGAAATATGATTTTAAAAGAAACACTAAAAAAACATTTTATTAATTTTAATGGTGGCGAAGGATTAGATCATTGGTCTCCATCTTCAAGCCAAAACTTTACAAGATTAATTTGTAATTATTCTTTACCGCAAAAGTTAAGAAGAACTTTTAAGATAAGATACAAAGCACCCTTTGGAAACCTAGTCAACAACACAGCTCAAAGATTATTGTGTGATGTTTTATATCAAGGAGATAAAAAAATTACTTTAGAAAATAAAAACTATGATGAAGTATTTGAGCAAGAGTTAAAGGCAATAGATAAAGATAGTTCACCAGTAGATGACAAGGATAAACTTGCAAGAGAGATGATGATTAGCTTCGCACATCCAACAATCGAGAACATGAAAAAATGTGTCAAAGAAATATTTGGTGATGCAAAATTAGTTGCTGAAAGATATGTGTCAAGCAAAAGCAAAGACATGATCCATGATATTATTGGTCGTATAGATTATGAAAGCAATGACATCATAGGAGAAGCTAAAACTAAACCAGTTAGTATTAAAAAACGTAGAGGTAAAGATGAATACTACATGGCAACAACGCAGCTACCTAACGATCCAGACCCAATGCACGTTTCTCAAGTTGCTTTCTATTTTCATTGCACCCAAAAGAAACCTTTTTTATTTTATGTAAATGAAAATGAATATACAATCTTTGATGATGGACACGATATGTTGAGACCAGATTATTTAAAAGAACAATACCATCTTATGACCCAAAGGTTAAAGTCATGGGAAGAGTTAATTGTTTTCTGTGAAGGTAACTTAGAGAAGTTAGCACACTTTGCAGAACCACCAGAATTAAATCATCCTTTTTATTATAGGGATTTAATAGACGATCAAAAAAAACAAATCAAAAAACTATGGGGGTTAGACGCATGAAACTAAACATATATCAAAAATTACATAAAGCTGCTTGTGAAGCAGGAGGTGTAGCAAAAGGAAAGAAAGTTCCTGGTATGCACTTCAATCCTTTACAACACGATGAGGTCCAAAGGGTGGCAATGGAAGCATTGTTAAACAATGGATTATATCCTGTCTGTACTTACACTAACTATGTTAAAGAAACTTTTATCATGGTTACTTGTTCAATGAGAATACATGACATCGAAGATCCAACAAGTCATATTGATATTGAAGGATGTTCTGCAATGGGAAACTTAGATAAGTTTGGTACTGGTAATGGTATGTCTTATGCTAAGAAGTATGCTTTCTTAAATGCACTTAATTTAAAAACAGGTTTAGATAATGAGGATGGCTACAAAGCAAAACCTTTTGAACAACCTAAACCTACCAATAAAATTCCACAACAAAAACCAAGTGGTACAGCTCATGCCAATGTCGATATGGACATTGATATGAATCAAGTAAGAGATGCCATAAAATCTATTAATGATATTTATGCTCTTAGGAAATTTAGAAAAGAAAATCCTGCCTTATTTGATCCTAATAATAATGTTCGTGTGTATAGACAGATCACAGATTTGTATGAAACACATGAAACACAACTAAACCAACAAGGAGTATAACATGAGTGATAAGATATATATAAAACTTACACACAACCAAGACAAACAAGCAGGAGACAACAGACCAAGTTTTGTTGCACCGATAAATCCAAAATCACCAGAGGGTAAAACCTGGAGAATAGGTGTTAAGATTGGAGAGAATTGGTACAACCAAGCAGGATTTGATGATCTTGACGAACAAGGTAATCCCACAGGCATTATCAATGTAGTCTTGACACCATCAAATACTGGTTCACCCGCTGCAAAGCCGAGAGGACCGCAGCAATCTTTTGCACCTAACAATAACAGGTTTGCAAAAGGTCAAGGATCAGCATATAATAAAACTAACTACAACTACTAATTTAGAATTGTAGTTCAATGGTGTGGCGAGGTTTTTTTGGGTTAATCATATTAGCATCTTTCCCTTTCTTTGCTAAAGCTCCCTTAATTGTTTTTTCCTTGCCACGCCTTTAAACCTTATGAAGATAACAGACATAGACAAAGAGATTAAAAAGAAAATAGTTAGTGATCGTCAAAAAGATTATGGGGATTACCAATACAATTTTACTATACTTGCTGATCTATTTACTTTAATATTAGCAGATAACTTAAAGAAAAAACTAAGACCATATCAAGTAGGACAAATCATGATGACACTTAAATTGTTTAGAACTACCAAAGGTTATAAGGCAGATAACTACCATGATCTATCTATCTACAATGATATGACATTTAATCTACACAAAAAAGATATAGACAAAAGAGATAAAAATGACTAAATATATAAGAATTAAATCTGGCGAAGCTAGTTTTCAACTGGTTGAACGATTTGATGAGGTAGAGAAAGCTGCAGACCCCAACGCACAGGGTGAATATGTAGAATGTAAGATCGAAAATTTAAAGGTAGATTTTACAAAAGTAAAAAAGGAGAAAGATGAACGAGCTAAAGACTCGTCTGCAAGAACTCAAGGATCTTCAAGCGAAAGCTCATGAAGAATACTTGGAAGCCAAGAGAAGAGTTGAGCAGAAGCAACAAGACTCTTTTAATTTGATTTGGCAAATTGAGCAGACAAAAGAAGAATTAATGAGAAGATAATACTCATTAGTTCACATTGATAAAAAAAACAAAAAAAACTGTAGGGGATTTATGACCATAAATGTAAGCACACATTACAATAAACACATAAAACACTTAGATCAAAATAATTTTATATACAAAGTTAAGAAAGCATTTTACCTTCTTACGAGCCAAGAAGAAAGATTATATGAGGTAGGGTTCTCGGAAGGTTTTTTATATGCTGCTAACGTCTTGCAAAAAGAAAAGATACAAGACAGTAATGTAAAAAAGATTATTGGTTACAAGATTACAAAACCTAAACCATCTGATGTTCAAAGTATTATTAATAAGGTGTGCATACATTTTGAGGTACATAAAGAAACTCTAATGAATAAGAGTAGGACCTCAGATATAGTTAGAGCTAGAAATGTAATTCACAATTTATTGTATGAAAAGTATCACATGAACCTAACAGATATAGGTAAATATTTTGGACAGGATCATACCACAGTTCTACATTCTATTGAAATGAAAAAACAACAGAAAAGATTTTGGTCTCCAGAGCAATCGTTATGGCAGGAGTTTGAGAAACTTATTAATTAAGTTCTTGCGTAGTTAGGTCTTTTATTTTTTCTAGTTTTTCTTTCAGCTTTCTTTTTTCTTGATACTGCTGCTGCTCTTTGACTTGCAGACATTGATCTTGCTTTAGCTGCGGGTACACACTTAGGATAGTTCTTTCTTTTCTCTCCACCACTACGACCACACTTAGGGAAGCCACCGCCTTTTTTTCTATTGGCGATGTCAACCCAATTCTGTGAAGTCCATTTTCTTAGAGACATTACTTTCTTTTTTTTCTAGTACCTTTAGGTTTTATTCTGCCAGAGCATACACCACTTGCATACATATTAGCATACGCAGATGGATATACTTTAAACTTACGCTTGGCAGCAGCCTTACCTCTAGCACAAACTTTAGCCATTACTTTTTCTTTTTAGCTTTAGATTTTTTAATTTTATTTTGTAAGAATTTTGGTAAAGTTTTTTGTTTAGCTGTTAGCTTACTTTTACCTTTTGATTTACCATACATAATTGTTCTCCTTTTGTTGTTTCATTTTTACCACACAGTATTTATCAAAGCAACTACCATCTTTACCATCATGGCAAAAGTATTGCTTCTTATGGGTAACTATCCAACCTCCTGCATCACTTACGAGCATCTTCTTGCACCACACACAGTAGCCACAGATTAAAGATTGTTGTGTAGGTTTCTTCCAACCTTTTTTTTTCATTTCTTTTTCTTTTTTCTTTTACTAAAATTAGTAAAATCAAAAGTAAAAACATTATCTACTTTTTTAAATTGATTATCTATCCAACCACAAAATTTATAAATTAATCTATCTAGCATTTCCATCTTCGTCTTGCCTGTCTTATTCTTGAATTAGGATCGTTTCTAGTTTTAGCTGATGATCTTTTAAGTTGACCCAATGATCTTGCACAATATGACTTTCTACGTTTAGCAGCTTTAGATCCTGGTTTTACTTTACCAGTTACTGCTGTTTTTAATTTAGAACCTGGATTAGCACGTCTATAAGCTCGAACTCCTTTAGCGGTCATACCAGCTCCAGACTTTGTAGGTCTGTAGTTTGCGTTCTTACCTTTTGTAGTTCTTCTAATAGCCATAATTATTCTTCTACTATTTTTTTAATAGCTTTGCTACCATCTATATTATCTTCTAATTCAGCTTTTACTTTCCCACATTTATAATCAATATTTTCATTAGCATCTCTTTCAGCGATACGCTTTCCTTTAAGGCAATCACTCATTGAGCCTTGAATACGATGTTCTTTTAACTCTCCTGCTATAAACATACAAAGAGCCACAACTGTACTAATGACTGTTTCCATTTTGTCTTACCTTATCTTTTAAATCTTCAATATCTTCTAATGCTTTTTTTAACTGTGCTTCTAT